TAGTTATTTTTTTTTTGTTGTTTGTTATATATTTTGATATAATTAGGGAGACAATTAGTGATCAGAAAGGAAGTAGAACTGTGCTCGAGGGTCGAGAGCAGCAGATGGCTTGGTAGGAAAATAAGCTTCATTGTCAGCTTCAGTGCGCTGATAAGGTGAGCGTAGATACCGAGTCACTTCGTTCATGGTCGGGAAATGGTCAGTGGGGATCGTAAAGTCCGAGAGCGAGTGCAGAATAACATCGCGTTGAACAGGGAGATCTTGAGCAACGATGCCTTGGCGGTCGAGGTCATTGTAAATGTCCTTGCAGACGTTGGTGACTTCGTGTGACGTGTACATTGAGGCGTACTGGATGCCACAGGTGCGGGCTTTCAGAAGCGAGAATCTTGGAGCGGTTGAGCGTGGATGAAGAAGTTGAGCGAGTAGCTTTCTCCAATCACGATGTGGATAACCGTTCGGATAGTCGTAACCGAGTGCGTTGATTTCGTTTGGGTTGTTGGTGATGTGCGTTTTCTCAGGTCGGGCAACACTGTCGAAATAGTAAGCAGCATACACTTCAAACGTTCTCTTGAATTCAGCGTGCATATTTGCGGGTACGTGGAAGATGAGACGGATGAGCGAGTCGTCACCTTGTACGCGTATGCGGACTGTAGATATGCCAAAACCCATGCGACCGAGGATGGTCAGGATCATGATCATATTGTAAAATGAATCAAGGAATTGAGTGGTGAAAAGGCCAGATGGAATACCGCGGAAAAGACGTTTATAAACGTTACCGTCAGGTAGCCGATGAGGCATTTGAAAACAAGCTTCACAAACCCAGTTCCAGAGTGCTTCCAGATGTGCCGGATCAGCTTTGGATTCACGATATTTGTTGGTCGGGATGTATCCGTTCTCGAAGTCGAAGTAAGTCCTCCAATTTGGGAAGATATCTTGACGGATGATTGAGAAGAGGGAACGAAGGTCAAAAGAAGACCAGTCGACCATTACGAATGTCGAAAAATAGAGCCGAGGGATGATGCACTCCATATAGAGATTCAGACCACCACCGAGAATAGTTTCGTTTCCCCAGAGGAGAGGCGAGGTTTCACGGTTCTTGAGATAAAAGAAGAAGAGAGGCCAGAAAAACATAGCAGATGGTAATACATGGCGTTTAGAGACGCCGAATACGACACGGATTTTCGTTTCGTCTATGTGAGTAAGGGCAGGTTTAACATGGATGTTGATTAAGGGCCAGAGAGTAGAAGGGCTAGTAACCATGTTGCGCTTGATACGGTGAAGAAAAGTTCGTACGTCATGAAAGACGACGTTTTTGAGGTTGCCAAATGACATTCGAGCATCATCGAGGAGGCCAGCAGATGCGGCGTCAGCGACTTGGGAGCGTAGCTCCTTGTTCGAAGCGTAAGGTTCTTCAACGTTGGGATGCCAGTTCCATTGATAACGACGCAAATCAGCGAAGTGTACAGGGCGGATCAACTGTGGAGGCGCAAAGCGTCTTGTGGTTTCAGTGACAGCAGCGAGATAGAACTCGTCGCGTGGTACGGGATGGTCAGGAAGATCACCTTTCTTGAAAGTGTTGGTGATGTCCTCGTTAGTAGCAACAGGATGATGGAACTTGTTTACGATATAATCGTAGTCAGGTCCGAAAAGGTTGCGCTTGAGGTGTTCCTTGACTTTATCTTGGTAGCCTTGGTACTGAAATTCGTCGCGAGCGGGAGTGTGAGACACTACGGACGTCCATTGATACTGGAAGTTGTGCTCGTAGATGTGACGATTGACGTAAGCCTTGGTAGTCGAGAGTGTGCTCTGAACAGGTTCGGTGAGAGCCGAGATCAGGGTGTGAACAAACATGTTTATCGAGTGATTTTCGAAGAGGGTATAAGCCTTGTAGATTCAAAGAGTAGGGTTTCCCCGAGAGCTTTGTCTAT